TATAAAAGACAAAGAGAGAAATGGTATTGCAGATTTTATGCAAGTTCTTCGTATTATGTCATCAGTAGATGTTATTGAATTTGGAATAGATGATATCGTTCGTTCTGGTCTAGTAAAAGAATATCTCCTTGCTAAATTGGAAATGGGTATGTAATGCCATCGACCATACATTATGTAAGTGTCTTCAATAAAGAAGATACATTGATACCACAATCAGATATTATTGACTTAGGATATGTTCAAAACAAATGCCCTGTTTACAATCATAAACAGAGCAGAACTTTTGTTGCGACATCACCAATAGATTTTAGTCTTAGTATTGATAGAGATAATAATAAAATATCTTGCTCTAGACCTGAGTTGTTAGAGTATGATGATGAACACATCAATTCACCTAAACCAGTTTTCCAATTAGTGTTTCCTAAATTTTTATTTTACACTGAAGATGATAACATATGGTTTGAATTTAACGACCATCCAATGACCGCATTAAAGAATAATTTTATTGCAATCTCTGGGTGGTTTAATTTATCTAATTGGTCAAGAGCCAGTAGCACAGCAATCACTCTTGTGGATGAGAAAAGATGTGTTATAATAGAGAAAGGAGATCCTCTTTTTAGAGTATCTTTTTATCCTCCTAATCTAGATGATAGTATTATTTTGAAAAAAGAAACTAATACTGAGGTTGTAAATCAATGGGTTGAGGCTCATAGTAAAAAATCAGAAGAAGATTGGAGACCTAGATTGTTTTCCAAAACTAAGACTGAAAGTAAATGCCCATTTAGTTTTTTATTTAAATGAAATTTGAACATTGTAATCACTTAGGTGATCTTGAGTTGGAAAAGAAAGAAACCAATGGGATGAGATTATATAATCTTCCTGATGGTCAATGGGTTCCATCTATTACGTCAGTAACATCTTTTTATAATCGTCAGATCTTTATCGACTGGAGAAAAAGAGTTGGTGTAGAGGAAGCAAATAGAATCACAAAGAAAGCAACTGCTCGTGGAACTGACTTTCATGAAGCAGCACAAAATTATTTGTTGAATCTTGAACTTAATTGGGATGATTATCAGCCCGCTACTAAGTTTATGTTTCACCATGCAACACCATATCTAGACAAGATAAATAATATACACGCTATAGAAAGAACTCTTTACTCTGAATACCTTGGTCTTGCGGGTCGAGTTGATTGTATAGGTGAGTATGAGGGAGAGTTGGCTGTAATAGACTTTAAAACCTCAAATAAAATTAAACCAGAAAAATGGTTAGAGAATTATTTCGTTCAAGAGATGTTCTATGCCAGTGCTTACTATGAATTGACTGGTATCCCTGTGACAAAGTTGATTACTCTAATGGTAACTCCTAATGGAGACGTTAAAGTATTTGACAAAAGGAATAAAGGGGATTATATTAAGCTATTAGTACGTTACATTAAAGAATTTGTCACTCACAATACTGGGTCAAAACATGAAGAATGAACTAGAAAAGGCTTTTGAGGATAAGTTTTACTGCCCTGCAAAGTTTGCACAAGAAATAGAACAAATGGTGCAAGCACATCAGGATATGAATTACATCGATGCAATTGTTTCTTTCTGTGAAATCAACTCTATTGACTTACAATCAGTTCCTAAACTGATATCGAAACCTTTGAAAGAAAAAATTAAATACGAAGCACAAGAATTAAACTTTTTAAAGAAAACTTCTAGAGCAAAACTTGTTTTTTAAATGATGCCTTTTGATGCATACCGTTGTTATATCTCTCTGAAAAGCCACTTCACAAAAGAAAGTTATGATTATCATAAAGTGGGAGTGCTTACCAGAGTAAAGAAAGAAACATTTTATAAAAGAAAAGATAGATTTTGGTTTGAAAAATTTTCAAGACAAAAGAACGATAAGGAAGTCGTAGACTTTTTTGTATCTAATTTTGTTAGCACAACTGACCCATCACGAATGTATATTGGTGAGTTGGTTAAGAATGGAGAGGAAAGATATGTTGATTGGAAAAAGAGAACACAATCATTATCATATGTTTTTAGAGAGGAATCTGAATCTTTATTTAAAGATCATCAGATGGATGAAGTCTTTGATTGTAGTAAAGGCCACCCAATTATCCTTAAAAAGTTTCTGGGTGGTAACATAAGCCTTGAAACTTTAGTAATCTATGATAGAATATTAGGGTATGGAAAAGACTTTGATAAAAAGTTAAAAGATCCAGTGTGGGAAACCGTCAGTAAGAGGGTTAGGAAGTATACTCCTTTCATAAATATTGATGTATTCCGTTATAAAAAAATCTTAAAGGAGGTTGTTATCAGTGGCACTTAGTAATGAAGAAGTTCTTGAGAATCTCAGGAAACAAATAGTTGAAGTTAATACACAGTATGAACAACTAGCCACCACTCGCTTAAAACTTATGGGTGCAATTGATGTGCTCGAACAGATTGCAGCGAGTGTTGAAGAACCAAAAACAAAGGTGAAGAAATGAGTTTTTTCGACTCAGAAATAGTAAGAGCAGAAATGGTTGAGATTCATGAACTCCAAGAGGATGTTTATGAAAATTTCATGAAGTTTCCATACATGAATAATGCTGATAGGAAACATCATATCGATCAACTAAGTAAGTTAATCGAGAAACAAAAGATTGTTTATGCAAGATTGAGTTTATCTGATGATCCTGATGCAAAAGAAATGAAGGAGAACATTATGCAGTCTGCTGCGTCAATGGGTCTCCCTGCCAACGTTGATGTTGGTAAGTTGTTTGATCAAATGACTGATGTAATTAGTCACATGAAAGAAAATAACTCTTGACACTTTATATTATTAGTTCTATTATAATAGAATACACACAAGCCAAATCCAATTAATCCGAGGAAATCCGAATGTCTTTCGCAAGTCTAAAAAAGCAGTCATCATTAGGTTCGTTGACCGCTAAGTTAGTCAAAGAAGTAGAAAAAGTAAACAACTCTAGTGGTAATGGAGATGAACGTCTCTGGAAACCAGAACTAGATAAATCAGGTAACGGTTATGCTGTTATCAGATTCTTACCAGCACCAGATAAGGAAGAAATTCCATGGGCAAAGTTATATACACATGCCTTTCAAGGGCCTGGTGGTTGGTATATAGAAAATTCTTTAACCACTAATGGTGGTAAAGATCCAGTCTCTGATTACAATAGAGAACTATGGAACAGTGGAAATGAATCCGACAAAGATACAGTTCGTAAACAGAAGCGTAAGTTATCTTATTACAGTAACATCTATGTCGTAAAAGATCCTACTAACCCACAGAACGAGGGTAAAGTATTCTTATTCAAGTATGGTAAAAAAATATTTGATAAAGTTATGGAAGCAATGCAACCAGAGTTTGAGGATGAAACTCCAATCAATCCTTTTGATTTCTGGCAAGGTGCAAACTTCAAATTGAAGATTGTTAAGAAGGATGGCTTCTGGAACTATGATAAGTCAGAGTTCGATTCACTTGCACCACTTCTTGATGATGATGACGCACTAGAAGCGATATGGAAGAAAGAGTATTCTCTTGCTGCTGTTACTGCTGCAGATCAGTTTAAGAGTTATGAAGATCTTGAGAGACGTTTAAAGTATGTTTTAGGTAAGAAACCTGCTCAACAACGTTACACCCCTGACTCAGAGTTAGAGGATGAAAGTGAAGGTAAATATGCAGCTGCTGAAAAAACAGTAGCAGAAGCCGTATCTACACCTACTCCATCTACAACTGTAGATAAAGATGAAGATGATGCTCTCTCATACTTCCAGAAATTAGCAGAGAGTTAGTGAGATATAATCAAATCTGTTTGACTCTTTTAGTTATAGCAGCTTATATTAACTTACTCAAATAGTCTGATATTATCAGCACGTTTTAAGGATTCACTCACATACTGGGTGGATCCTTCTTTGTATTGCATCATCTCTTCTAGATCATCAAAGACAACGTTTAAGTATAATGGTTTGATTAAAAATATTCTTCTCTTTTTATCATTAACTGATTGTTCATATTGATAATTAGTAACTGCTTTTGATACAGGATTTACTGTTACTTGTTCATCACTTAATGGTTCAAAATAACTTACACTTTGACCTGCACTTACTCTGACTCCTTTTGGAAATATAATTACCCCACTACTATCTTTAACTTCATTTGATTCATAGTGGTGAATCTCATCAAGTTTTGCTAGAGTTCCGTATTTGTCTAACACATAACTTTCAAATGCTTGTTGATTTAAAGGCCATTCATTGTATATGTTAACAATATTATTAGATAATAATACAACCCAATCTAAAGTGGGATCACCATAGATTTCATTAGCAACATTATCTGGTCTATCATCACCACGAATACTATACTTTTCAAAGACAGTCAGATCTTGAAATAGATCCTCTCTGATCTTTCCTTTCTTGAAAAAGTTTTTGACTTGAGTATAGTTTGAAATAAATTGACCGTCTTTAGTGCGGTTAACATATTCAAAGTCTGGTATGTTACGGAAGTATCTGTTAGCCATATTAGAAACCTATAGATTCATCTGTGTCTTGATCGAGTGCAGTATAATCATCATGGTAAATTGGTTCTAGTTCTTGGAAACTCATTGACATTTCATATGCAACCATAGAGGAGTTTTCGTATGTTGAATAATTACCATCAGGAGTATAGTTGATATTGAATCCTGTCAATGCACATTCTTTGATCTTTGGTAGATAACCATGTTCTTTCCCTCTTGCAGTTAAGAATCTAATTGCATATGTGTTTGGTGATTGTAAGAACAACATACTTTTAGATCTCTTCACCGATTGTGATTGTTTAAACATTCTGATTATTTTCTTTATCATTTGTGCTTCTTCAAGATCTCTAGGGCTCATTTTCCAACTAAAAGAGAATGGTCTTATCGCTGGGCCTTGAAAAAGCATTTCCATATTAGGGTTAATGACTGATCCAGTTGTTCTTGACAATATATCACCACCAGTAGCTGCTTTAGTTAATACTGCTGCAACTCCTTTCTTTACATCACCAGAATTTTCACCAATTTGTTGTGAGATCTCAGACACAGAATCTATTAATCCCTCTACTTGTTGACTTTCTTTTTGAATATTTTTAAAGAATGCTTGTGCCATAGCAATTTTTGCTGGATCCATGGTATTCTGAGACCAAGCGACATTGTTACTATCAGTCACGCTGCCAGGCACG